GAGCCCTCCAGAAAACCTAGGCGCGGGCTGTTCGTCAGCGCGACGTTATCGAGAATACCCCGGAGCACGGCCGTGCTTGCGTCCTGGTCGTCGAAAATGATTTCCGACAAGCTGCGCCCGTAAAAGCTGTGCGGCTCTGGATCAATCTCCAGCTTTACGAGCGGTATTTCATCCACAGGCTCAAAGTCTAGCAGCTCGTATTTCGTGCCGCCGCAGAGAAACTTGTGCAAAACCGGAACGCCGGTGCCGTCAATGTCTATGCGCATGTAGGCTTCCGTAACCGTCACGTTTTTCATTGCCGGGTCTAGACTGTCTTCGTCAGCGAAATCTTCGTCGTATCCCTGGCGCTCAAACACCTCAGCCTCAGTGATTTCCGAGCCGCTCTCCAACCCGTCAAGATTAAGCACGACCTCCGGGTCAAAGCCCATCTCAATCAAATCGCCGGCTCTCATGTCAGTGCGGTGGGCGACGACGTAGGCGTCATCCATGCTGCGCGCGTCTCTGTTTACAAAAAACTCCTCCGGCGGCACGCTCTCCAGGCACAGCTCGCCCTTCATTTCAGTGCGCGAAATCTTGATGTTAAATACCGGCGCCTCAATGTCGATGCCGAACTCATCGCGCTGCATGCGCATTTCCATTTCTTCCTCAAGCACCTGCACGTCGGGGTCTTGCGTCAGCAGGTTTACCTCCGCTTCCGACATCTCGCTGAAGGAGTATATTTTGGCTTTCGGGTAACGCTTAAAGTAAGTCTTGATAATGCCTTGCTTTTTAACGAGGGCGTCGTGGATTGCGTCGCTCAGCACTCTGTAGCCATTTAAACGATTAAACTCGTGATGCATGAAGCTGGTGGCCTGCTCAGCCAGAGCGACGTCCTCCGGGCCTTTCGGCATGTATTCCACAGGCTTTGACGTTGACATAAACACGCGCATAATGCTCGGCTTTACGGCTCTGACCGTGTCGCGCACCTTAGTCGCCACGACCTTGCTGCGGCCGTCTTCGTAGCCAATATCCACCTCGCCATCCATGTAGCGCTGCGCCTTCAAGCGATCTTCTGAAATTTCGCTCTCCACGAAATCCACCGCATTTTGAATGGCGTCTTGGACGATGCTTTCTATTTCTTCTTTGGTCTTAGGTTCTAATTCCATCGTCTATTCCTTATCGAGGCCCAAAGTTGAAGCCTGTTGTGCGCTGTATTTGCTGCGTTATTGGGTTTTGCACGTCGTCTGTCGTTGCCGCCGCTCCGCCTGCTCCCGCCGATCCGCCAAAGCTCATTGGCGTCGGATTGCCTCTGATTGCGCTGGAAGCCCTGGCTGAGCCGTAAGCTGAGCGGATCATGTTGGCGCCGACGACGCGTGTCATAAACTGGCCTAGGTTTGTAGAGCCGAAGGCAGAGCCCAACCGGCCCAGCAAGTTGAACGCTGAGTTTGCGCTGTTGGAGGCGTTGACCGCCCCGCCAGTGGCGCGCGCCGAGACGTTTGCGAATTGGTTGATTAAAGCGCGCTCTTGCGCCGTGAATAGCGCCTTGATCATTTCCGGGTTGTTGTCGGAAAGCTTCTTCCACTCCTTGCGAAAGTTCACGCCAGAGAACATATCCTCGCCGGCTTTCGCTGTCTTGCCAGCTTGAGCAATTCGCAGGAATGCCTCCTGGCGCAACTGGTTCCATTGCTCTTCTGGGAGCTGCTTTTTCATCGTCAGGATGTTGCTGGCAATCTTGGGGTTTGTTGAGAGCCTGTTTGTAGACACGCCAAAAATGTAATTTGACGCCTGCGCCGGCGTGACTTTTAACGTCTTCTCGCCGTCCTTGAGGGTCTGCTCCGTCAATGCGTTGAGAATGCCGCCCTTGCTTTTCCAAAGCTTGGCAAAGTCGGCGTAATTAGCGACTGCTTCCTTCCAGCGCCCGACGGCGGCGGCATCGCCGTAAATCAACGCGTTCTGCATGGCGCTTGTAAGCTCGTTATCCAGCACCCCTTTAAATTCGCGCGCGGCTTGACCCTCCACGCCGAGCTCTGATCCTAGGCTCGTCACCTTGGTGCGCAGCGCAAACATCTCACGCACGTCGCCGCCATCCGCAATGATTTCGTTAAGCCTATTCATGAAGCCCGCCGTTTTCGGGATGTTAGACAGCTCAAACTTGGCGCCCATCTGCTCGCCAATCCGGCCCGTCATGGCCAGGGCGCTCTCTTCATCCATAAACGCCGAGCCGGACGCCCTCGCTTCTGTGTATAAGTCGTCGGCGCGTTGTTGTGCGGCTGCACGCTGGGATGTCAACGCATCTTGAGCTGCCGCGCCAGCTTGCCCGGTTTCCGTCACGGTGGGGGCGTTTCCGCCAATACGATCTTGAATGGCCGGAATGTTTTGCTGCAACGCCGACTGCGTTTTTGCGCGCGAGCCTTGCATCATGCTTTCCGCAGTTTGGCCGAAGGCGCCGCTCTCGGCTGCGTTCTCAAATAGCTGCTGACCCTTTGAGCCAGTAATAGAGCCCGTCGTCATTGGCACGGACACTGGTAGGTTTTGAGCTTCCGCCATGCGCCCGGCTTCCGTTGGGTCGACGCCCTGCTGAATGCGGCGAGATATATCCGTCAACGTGTCGCGCGTGACAGTCGTCGGGTCAATGCCAGCCTTGCGCAGCTCCTCAGCAATTCTTGGCTGTAGGGCGCCGTCGTCGCCAAACATCGCGCGCGGGGCTGACCTAAACGCTCTGACAAGCCTTCCCAGCATCTCTCCAGCTTTCGCGCCTGCGGCTCCCCCTACGGCGCCAGCGGGGACGTCTCCAGCCTTAAATCGTTTGCCCGACAGATAAGCACTCGCGGCCTCAATCAATCCAGCCTCTGTGGCGCCAATTAAAGCGCCGCCTGTCATGCCAGCGACGGGAAGACCCAAAGCGCCGCCGGTGGCTGCGATCGCTTGCCCCAACGCAACAGCGCCGGAGCCCTGCATGATGTCAGTGATGTCTAGCCCCTTTGGGTTGGGGTAAAAGCGCGTGTATTGCTGCGTGGGCTCGCCGTCTTTGTAAACGGGTGAGATGACCACCAGGTTGCCGTATTGATCCTTGTCAAACTCCGCGCCGGGAATGATGTTTTTTATGCCAGATTGCAGCCTGTCGTCGCTCGCAGTTGTCGCCAGCAATCCCACCATTTTAGTGGCTTTGTCGGTCGGCAGCCCCAGGTTGGCTTTATTGGCTAGTGGGATGTTTTCCTCACGCTGGCCTCCTTTAAACCAGTCTAGCGCTCGCTGCGCCACATTGCGTTGCGGCTTGCCAAAATGTTTATTCAGAGCAGCCTTAATGTCTTCGTCGGGCATGTCTGTGGGAAAGCGGAAGATTTCATCGCCGACGCGAACCTCTTGCATCACTCAAACTCCTGCGTCTCTGGGTTCCACGTTCGCACTCTTGGCTGTGAGCTTGGCGCGGGGGCGTCGTCTTGTCGGTAGTTTTCCAGAATAGACTGCACCGCCGCCGGTATAGTTGACTGACCTTCAAGAGCCGCCAGGGCGTCGTTCGCATTTTGGAGGGTGATTTTTTGCGTTTGATACTGACGCACGATGTTTGCGCGTTCTAAGTTGTATTGCTGCTTTTGCATCATTACGGCGTAAATCGCCTGGTTGGCTTCCGGTGAGTTTTTCAAGCTGCCGAGTGAGTTCAGCATAGCATTAAACTCTAAATCGGATGTCGCGCCGGAGCCTTCAACGCGCAATGTGGGAGCGACGCGCTTTACAATAGACTGCCGCAACGCCGTCACGTCGTTAAACTCTGGGAAAGCCTCAGCCAAACGGCCCGTGATAGGCCCGGATGGAGCCAACGGCGCGAGCTCCTGCAACACACGCAAGTCAGCCATCGCTTGAGCCGCGCCGGAGCCGGCGTCTAGATAGGCGCCAAAGTCTTTTCCCTGCTTCTTCATAAGCTCTTCACGCAGCTTATCTTCAGCGGGCGCGTCACCCGGCATGTTGATGTTTGTTGTGTTGCCAGCGCCGCCGACCTTCGTCACGTTGCCCGTCGGCGAAATGTTATACAGCCCGTCAGCGATCTGCGTGCCGGGGTAAATCTTGCGCAGCATTTCAGCGCTCACGACTTGCCCTTGCTCCTTCGCCGCTGGCGGGTTGATTTTCTTTGCAATGATCGCGCTCATTACGTTGCTGGCGATGGTTGGATTGGTTTGCACCATTGCAGCTATTTCCGCGTAGCCGTTGGATTTCAACCACTCCACAGTCTTATTCATGCCTTGGCGTTTTACGCGGGAGGCGCCCGTCGTTCTGATCTGCTCACCCATGCGCATTTGCGGTAAAATCAAAGGGTCAAGCGCGGCTGCGAAGCGCTCAGCTCTCGTGAGGCCGTCGTCGTCTTTCTCGCTTGCGAAATCTAGCGCCCCGAAAAGCTGTGTTTTTTGACTGTCGTTTAGCATCCGCAGATCCTTTGCCTTACATCATCGCCAACACTTGCAGGTAATTCAGCAAGCCTGGATTATTTGTTTGCGTCGTTGTTTGCGGCACCGGGGCCACGCCAAGCGCTGCCAGAGGCGCTGAGAGCGCCGCCGCGGGGCTGTTGGCAAAGCCTTGGAATTGACCCTGCGCGGCGTCAATTAGCGCCTGCTGCAAGCCCTGCTGGAGAAGACCAGCCTGTTGCTGCTGGCCGGCAATCGTTTGCCCGGTATTGAATGCCTGACCCGCCAAGTTGCCGAGTTGATTTGCAGCAGCGAGCTGCTGGCCTTGATTGCCCATGAGCGCCGCCTGATTGGCCAAGGAGGCTGCATTCATCGCGCCGGCGTTGTACTGGCCAGCCTGATTGTTTGCCGCTTGGTTGCTGAGGTTTGCCGTGTTTAGCGCCCCAGCGCCAAACTGCGCCGCCGTGTTGCTTGCCGCTTGATTGGCAAGGCCGGCTTGGTTTGCAGCCCCGGCAGAGAATTGCGCAGCCTGATTGCTGGCGCCCTGGTTGGCTAAGTTGATTTGCTGGCCCAAGTTGGCGCTTGTCGTGCCGGCTTGCAAGTTGGCGCCTTGGTTGGCGAGATTTGCTTGCATGGCGTTGCCAATGTCCTGCAGAGCCGCTTGCTGCGCCTGGCCGTATCCAACTTGACGTAATTTTGCTGCGGTGTTGGCAGCCTGCTTCGCAAAGTTGTCTATGCTTTCACTTTCCACCAAGCCCTGCCTAGAGCCGCCAAAAGCTTTCGCGGCGTCAGCTTGCGCGCCAATTTGGTTCATGGTTTTAAGCTGCGTATTCGCGAGGTCATCCAGCGTCGCCTGCACGACCTGATCCTCGTATGGGTTAGTGTACGAGCTCAAGTCTGTGCTAGAAAGCTGCCCGGCAGTGACGTTGTTGGCAGTGACTGGGCTGACGTTTCCAGCTTGCGCCGCGTCGTAGCCAGTCGCAGCCGTTTGCGCAGCGCCGTAGCCCGTCGCTCCGGTTTGCGCCGGGTTGTAGGTGCTCGCCTGCACGAGAGGCGTGCCCGCATTCATTACGTTTTGCGTGCCCTGCATCGCCTGTTGCAGCCCGCCGGCGGCCGCTTGATTTACGTTAAAGCCACCCTGCGGAGCTATGGGAGGGCGCCCGACAGGTGTCGCAACATTATTAAACACAGGGCGAGCGCCGGGGTCTATTGGCATTTTGTTCGCGCCAGGCGCTGCTAAATTAGGCGCATTCATAGGTATGCGTTGGAGTGGGTCTTCCATCGCCGTCAGCTCGTTTGGCCCTTGCGACAAAGGCGGCCCCTGGTAAATATCTGACTTAATGTTACCCATTTCGGGCGTTATGCCAGCTAGTGCCGGAGCGCCGCCCAAAACGCCGCCCGCTTCAGCGGTGCCTTCGACGGGAGGGGCGACGCCAAGCACGGCCGCGCCTGGGGTGAATACATCGCCGGACGACATGCCGTTTGGCATTACATTGCTTGGCCCGCCGAGCGGCGCACCCATCGCTTGCGGCGCCATTGGCTGCGCCACGCCTCCGCCAAATAATCCGCCTTGGCCAGCCATTACGCGTCTCCTTTAACTAGGCCAACCACAAAGAATTGGACTGATCGCGCAGCAAAATGCAGCGCACCCTTGAGTGTTCGTTTTCTACCCGTCGCGAAATCAATGTAATCGCGAAATTCTGAGTAGTGATTGTGCGCCTTGCCTTGCTCAATCTTGCGCCGGCCTAAGTGTCGGTAGCCACGTCGTATTGCCTCACCCCACCACTTGTCATGCAGGTTGTGCATGCACCATACAACAGCCTCACGCTTAGTCTGGTGGCTGTAAGCTCCAGACGCAACTGCGTGCGTGGCAATGACGCAACCGCCTCCACCGCCGCCGCCTCCGCCGTCGTCACTGTCGTTAGATGTAGGGCGAGCGGGTGGGGCAGTTGCGGCTGCTGGTGTCGCGGCTAACGCCTCAGCTTCACCCGCGTAGTCAGTAATCCCTAAAGCATCTCCAATAGAGCCAAAGAAATCTCCGACGGCACCCAATTCCCCAACGCCATCCGCGCCGCCGCCCGACAAAAAGCTATCTGAGCTGGATGCGGGTGCGGGCGTGATTGGATTGTTATTATCATTACTATTATCTGACGCAAGGTATGCGCCAGTTGACGCGTCATAAGTCATGCCTGGCGGCGCTGCGTCAATCATCTCCGCAACGGTCGGCGTTTCAATGGGGTTATTTGCGCCACCGACGTTGTAGCTATCGCCCAAGGCAATTTGACCAAGCAGGGTGTTAGATGCCATGCCAGTAAGCCCTTCAGTAATGTCATTCATTAATTGAGTGCCTGAGCTCGCAGTGGATGTGTCAGTAATGCCCTCGGCTGGATTGGTTATTAAAGACGAAGCTTGAGCGTCGGGGTTAACTGTCGGCGGCAAAAACGCATCAACACCCGCCGCGTCAATCATTTCCGGCGTTATGCCAAAACCTGTTGATTGGCCCGTCGGGTCTTGCTCTGCCTGCGCGGCCTGATAATCGTAAACTGTTTGGAACGCTTCATTGTATTGCGGATTGGTTGGGTCAGTTGACACGATTTGCTGCGCTATCTGAACCTCTGGAGGCGCGATGTTAAATATTTGGTCATTAGGCTGGACAGCTAAATTTGGGTTGGCGGCGAAGCTTGTCGTCTCGAATGTAACATTTTGAGGCCCGGCGCCCGCCTGAGCCTGAGCAATCGCTAAGTCATTCGCTTGCTGCGCCGACACTGCGTCACCCGTCGTTTGAAGTGACGTGTAATCCGTTTGAGGCCGTACATTTGCGCCAGGCGCTCCGGTTACGGGGTCAATGAAAAACGAGTTGATGTAATTGTATTGCCCCGGTCGATCGGCGGCAAATTCGCTCATCATGTTGTCGTATATTGGCTTCGCGCTGTAGCCCATCACGCCGTTGCCGTAATCTGTCGCTGGGCCCATGCCTCCGTAAGCCGCAGACGAGCCAGCCGTCGGCGTTGTCATGCCAAAAGCGGAAGCCGCGTTCGCGGTGTTGTCAAATGACGCGTTGGTCATGGGCGTGAATGCCGCCACCGACGGCCCATACTGTGGCACGAAACCAATTTGGCTGACGTCTTGCGCCATGTTTAAATTGTTTTGCGCCGCCGTCTCGATGTACTCGGGTATTTGTACAGAGCTCGTGCTTGAGCCACCTTTACCGCCAGACATTTATATCTCCTTCGTGTAGGACTGATGCAGTGGCTTCCACCCGTGCTTCTTCAAGTGCTTTTCCCAACCAAACCGCCCGGTAATGCTTACGCCCGTGCAGCCCTGTGCTTTTGCCCAATTTATCACGTCCTCGTGCATGCTTAAAATTTCGGTGAGAGAGCCCTTGTCGCCGCCGCCTAGAAACACATTCAAGACCTTCTTGCGCGGATAGACTATGAGCTCAGTTACGATGCAGCAGTTTTTGCTTGGCCATAGCTGCATGGTGCCTTTGTATATACCTTCGTATATATCAATGATGTCGTGCGTGCCGCCGCTGTATTCCAACGCAGCCGAAATCCACTCCCGGCAACGATCTAAGTCTCCCGTCACCATGAGCCGCCTGTGAGCGCGGCGCGCTTCCATATGTTAGAAGAGCCGTCGTGGCTGGCGGTGCACACGTAAATGTAAGACGCATCCCAGCTCACCATGCCAGACACGTCGCCCGCGGCGCCGACACTAGATGACGGGGCGGATTGCTTTACGACAACCTCCTTGTAAGCGCCGCTCTGCGACACGACGGGCCGGGCGTTGCCACGGTCAAACATCAAGTAGCCGTCTTCCGCCGCCGTCTCGCCGCCAACCTGCTGCACAATCGCTGAGCGCGTTTGCCCCAGGTAAATCATTAAACGTCGCGCCCAAGATTTCCAGTCGTCGCCGTATGGCTCTGGCGCTTTGTATTGCACGCTCATCGACGCCCTCCAGGCACGACGTCAATGCGATTAATACCAACGCGCCAATCCGCCAGGCGCTGGCCCTCCACGCGCATCCTCAATTGACGTCCGGTAAAGCGTACGCTCGTCGGATTACTGAGAGAGTAGGGGCCGTAGCTGCGCTCTGAGCCGTTGGGGTAAAACCTAGTTTTAAAGACGGCGTTCACGTCGCCTTGCGTTTTCTCGTCAGGCAAAAGCTCAGTGACAGACATTACTTGATCCCCGGCAGATATGCGGAAGGGGCCAGTTTCTGCGAAGGGCGTCAGCGTGCCGTAATCAAAACCAATCTCATGCTCGTAAATCTTTCTGTCGTCGGGGTCTGCCATTAACGGCTGGCGAAAGGCGCCACGGTCAGATCCGGCTGTGCGGGCGAGCGATCCGATATACCAGGTGTTTTCGACGTAGTTAAACGCGACGTAGCGGTCATTCTCCGTAGATTGCGAGCTGGGGTAAAACCACCAAATTTCGCCAAACATTGAGTTGGAAACGCCGAACGCTTTGCTGACTTGCGCCTTGTTCATGTCGTTGAACACGTAATCCGACACGTCAGAGTTAAGCTCCTGCACTCTGCCGCCGCTGTATGCGTAAAATGAACCCACGCCCATCCAGAAGGCACCCGCGTCAACGACGACGCAAGCTTGCGCCGCAGCCAAGCCGCAACTCGTGCCGACGCGCTCTATGCCGTAAACGTAAGGCGGGCCGACGTAATTCGCGACGTGCGCATCTCTCGATGTCAGGATAAGCGACTGGCCTTGCACGTTGACGCCCGCCATAATGTGACCCGACGTGTTGAGCTCCAGATCGCCAGCTTCGTTGGTCGTCGCGGGCGTCCAGGTGTTGTTGTCCTCACGATCGCTCCACTGCACCTTCCTGGGATTACCGCCAGCGCCAAGGGCGAACAGGAAACGCTCCTGCGTCACTAAAATGCCGTTATTGCTCGTGGGTGCGTTGCTGAGTAGTGCCGCGACGGAGGAGGTATTCAGCGTCCACTGGTAAATCTTCCCGTCATCCTCGTTGCAGGCGACCAGGTATTCACCCCAAGGCTGCAAGTGCCAGCTCGTGGCGGGCTGTATGCGTACCGTGTCAGGGCGAGCGACGCCGTAGCCGTAATAACCAAAGAAACCGCCGCCGTAGCCCGTGAAGGCAACGGCATCCTCGCGCCCTGCAGTGAGGCCCGCTGGCGTTATGTCAGACTGCGTGCCACCCGCATCCCACACGTAAAGCTTGTTGTAGGTGCCGGCGGCAATCCAGCGATCGTCGCTGTTGTCCGTCCACGTCAGCATGCCACGCATTTTAGCGGCGGCGGCGGTGCTTGACCTGGTTCTCCAGCCGCCAACGGGGCGCATCACGCCGTCGTGCCATCTGACTAAATTAGCGTCACGCCAACGCCCCATGCTTTGCAGGTCGGTGCCGTTTCTATAAACGCCAGCCGGGATGTTGAGGTCAATTAATGACATCTACGCCTCTTATGTATTAATACGGTATAATATTACCACATATGGTGTGTAACGCAAAAGGACGGCGCAACGGCCGCCCCTCGCAATAGTATCTGGTAGTTGTATTATGCTGGCGAAGGCAATTCCGCTTGCAGCTCAGCCATAAAACCTTTTCTACCCATCTGAAGCTGCACCAAGTTAAACTGCGCAGAGCCGATCTTCTGGTCTAGCGAGTTGATGTGATTTATGCACATCTTTGCAGTGTCGCTTAGCTGATCTTCAGTGTATTCTACATCGTCAATCGTAATGACCTTTTTGTCTTCAGTCACGTTGATCTCCTTTCAGGTTATGCTGCCCACGGAACTCCGTCAGCAGTCGTTGGATTAGCTATCGCATCAATCTGAGAAGCAATAGCAGCTTCGGTATCCTCTTGGGATACATGACCCCAGACCCAGCCTTTTGCTTGGTCTAAAGTAATATTAGCATACGGTGTAAAGTCAGACGCAGAAGCATCGTAGGTTAGGCCACAAGTGCCATAGCTAGATGCTGTGTTACCATCATCATCAACGCCTGTGCAGCGCCAGTGAGCTACATATACGCCACCATCAGCGATTTCGTGTTCCAATGTTGGAATAGTCCAAGTGTAAGTTATTGCCATAGTGTTTCTCCTTTATAGACAATTATGGGCCTAGATTTGTTACGCCCCAGTTAATGTTGGCTCCAGCAAAAACGTTTTGCCAAACTTGTAAGTTTAAGCCAGACATTCTGATTTGCACGTTCCCGCCGTTGCGGATGTAATCAAAAGCAGTTGCACCACTTGCCTGAATAACTGCAACGCCAACTGAGTTATGTGATGTATTTCCTGTTCCACTTGCCCTCATGGACACCATGAAGTTCCCTGCGTTATTCGCAAAGGTGTGAACTGTTGTCCAAGTGCTTGTCTGTGTAATAGAGGTAATCGAATATGTAGTATTAAAAAACCCTGCGATGACAGGCTTTGTGTTTGTAGTATCGCCAAACGCATTGGTTGTCCCCACCAGCAATTTACCGCTAGAATCGAGGCGCATGTGTTCTGTGTAAGTTTCACTTGAAGCATCACTTAGTGCTGAAGCACTTGACTGCGAAAAGATCAGGCTTTGACCGCTGGCATATGCAATAGAACCTGCCGTGCCGCTTTTCTTAACGAAACCAAGCAGTGATGCGTAAGGAGCTATAATAGTGTTATCAACACCTGTTACAATGTTGCCAGCTACGGTTAATTTGTCACTAGGCGAACTCGTGCCAATCCCAACATTACCGCTGCTGTCGATATTTACCCTTGTACTTCCACCAGTAGCAAAATACATGTCATCGGTGGCGTGATCGTATGATATTTGACCAGCATACCTTGCAGCCCCAGAAGTCCCATCGGCA